GTCACCTTTTTTCTTGCCGTATTGTTTTACCATAGATTTTTTAATTTTTTTACCTTTTTTATTTAGTGGCATTAATATCCAAATTTATTATCTGAGGGTAAATATTCTTCTGTTTGTTCTTTTAATCTATTTAAATGTCCAGGATGCATAGGTCTACTCATACAACCATAACGTAATGCATCATATGCATGATCTTCTGCTTTAGTGTCAACATCTTCTGGATTATTATTATCAATTGGTAATGATCCTAAAGTTCTTATTAAGTTTCTACAATTAGAAAGAACTCTAATACCTGGATCTTTATCTTTTATAGCTAAACGTTTATGTACTTCTAGCTTTCCATTAATTCTACTTTTAGGTGATCTATCTGATTGTCTCCAACGACATCCAACTTTAATCATAGTTTCAGCAATACTAGGACCTACATCACCTCTTTTAGCCCATGTACTAGAATCTAGTATTCCATAACCAATGTATTCACCTTTTTCTAATTGTAAAACTTTTTGTGCAAAAATATCTGCCGTAACTTTGGAAGTATAGAGTTCTCTATAAATCCACAGATTATTATCATAATCCACAGCGAACCATAGAACACAAGCAGGAGAAGAATAACCCCAGTCAGCAGCACGAAACTTATACCATCCTTTAGGTATTTCAAAAGGTTCGACCACGTGAGTTGTTTTCTTAAATTCTGGAAATGCTGAATTATCAAATGCATCCCAATCTCCATCTAAAAATTGTCTTCGTTGAATTTCAGGTAATGATGCAAGCATTGCATAGTAATCATCTGTCTGCATCAAGTATGGGTTATCTTGTAATTTTGCAGGAATAAATCTTCTTGTAATACTTTTATTTCCTACAGGTGTATTTATATTTATTATAAAACATTTGTTTGGTTCACTTGGATCAACAAACATTTCTCGTACCCAACCTGATCCGACATTACCTGGATTACCTGTAGCTCTCATGAATACTGGTATCTCTGGATCAACTGATCTTAATGATGATCTTAAAAAATTATATATATCTGGCGAAGGATATTGTGGAAGTTCGTCTATTCCTATCCATGTGTAAGATTGACCTTGGTATCGCAAAACGTCTGTCATGTTCTCTGCGTATCCGAATTCTATCTTTGCCCCTGATGGGAATCGCCACTCTTTTTCTTGTTCTCTCCATTTTGCTCCTGGAAATGCTCTGCTATATAGACGTTGAGAGTGAGTGATTAAATCTCTCAACTCAGGCATTGTCCTCCTAATTAGAAGTGCTCTGTGATGAGTCCTAGAGCAATAACGAAGCGGATCAACTAGCATCGCATATGATTTACCACCGCCTCTTGCTCCTCCATAAAATACTTCTCTTTCTGAAGCTGCAAGGAATTGTGTTTGTGGACCACTATTTGGTTTAAACACAACGTTCTGCTCATTTACATGCTCTTGGACTTTTTGTGGAGCATCTTCGATTACATCTTCCGTAATTAGTTGAGTATCTTTTCCGTTTAATGCTTTGTTAATAGTTAACAGTTTATTTTTAACATTTTCTGCGGAACGTTTGGCTGAACGTAAAGATTGTTCTGCCTTTGCAACTTTCTTACGACTGCGAGCTAGAATCTGTTTGACTGACTTCTTGGCTTTCTGTTGAACTATTCTCTTCGGTTTGGGTGGTGCTATTTCGTTCAAATCTTTTTTTAAGTCCGACATGTGATATGTATCTTCCTGTTTTTCTATGTAGCCATTGGGCAGTCTCTCTTAGTGAGCAAGTCTTTGAATATTCTTTAGCTTGTCTAAGAGCATCTAATTCTTCTCTAATTGGTTCTAGGTAATTAGGATCTTGAGCTTGTTTATATCCAAATGGAATTGTTCTAGCTCTTCTTTTGATCTTTATCTGTTCCATCTTTTGCTGGTAATATAAATATTCCATGCATAGCTTTCATATTTATATCTAATTGTTCTTTTTTACCTAAACCTACTCTGTCTAAAATTTGTGTGGCAGCCGCTAGACGAATGTTAGAGTGTGGTGTGGTCCCGTCTTCGTCTAGTAGGTCTGTAAGACGTGTGGCTGCTTTAGCGGAATGTGTAGATAGGTGGTTTTCCGCTAACTCTAAAATTTCTTTTTTTAAATTACGAACTACTTTTGGGTAGCTATGAGCTGAGTATCCTGCTAGCTCTGCTGCATGTTTTGGATTTCCCTTTGCTTCTCCGAATAATACGTCTAGAAACTTTTCCTGCATATCGGTTAAGTTTCTTTTTTGAGTTTTGACTATAGTAGAATCCGTGGTTTGCATTTATTAGCTCCATGATTTCTTTAAACGGTAAATTTTTAGCCGATAAAGATATCTGTTTGGTCTTGTGTATCTTGTTCATCCTTGCCCATTGTAGGAACTTGCATCGATTGTTCCTGTTCTACTGGTTTTCTATTTTCAAAAGCCATTAATTGTGGCTTCTGTTCCATATTTAGTTGTATTTGTCTAAATAAATTTGTATCTACGTAGTCTTCTCTGGGTGTAGGCATAGAAATAGGTTGCATTGGAACCATATCTTTGATTCCAAATTTAACCTTTTCAAATAAATTCTCTGTTTTCTTAACATTTGCTAGTTTTTTATCGCTAACTGCGAATGAACCAGCTCCTGTTCTTAAATAACTTGGTATGTTTCCTTCAAATTTCATAGTTTTAGTGGGAATACCTAGGTATATTCCCGTTAATATAAATCAGTGATAACCTTGTTTGTAAGTTTACTTGATGCGTATGTGTCCCTTTGATTTATATTTGGTTTATTTTTATATTATAACCATATATTCTAATTTTGTCAATAGTTTTTTTTAATTATTTTAAATTTTTTTATTTTATGCTTGACAAAATTGACAAGGGGGTGTATAATATTACATGGGAACCCCCTGGGGGGCCTTTACATCTATACTATGGATATTTGTACAAATCACATATAGGGTATATAGGGTATTCCTAGGAATATTGTCGGAATATTTAGCCCTAAAATATGGCCCCGAGGTATGGTTTACATCAACTTCAGGGATTTTCTGGTGACTGGGTATATAGAATAGGATATACCCCCCATGGCACACGCCTAGGGTGTATCTAGAAAATTTTTTGGAGATAATAGGAGAATCCCTTGGGATTCCTTATAAGCTTTGAGGGGTTTTAGGGGAACTTTTTTAAAGTTCCACTAAAAATTTTTAAAAAAAATTAAGAATAAATTTGGTTTCCACTTGATAGCCCTAGGGGGATTGAGATTTTTTGTACCCTAGGGCTATCCTTGTTAATTACTTATGAATTCTGAACATACTTAATTAAGTCTGTTCCCTCATCAATAGTAAATAGTTTATTATTCACACGTGGATTGAATTCAACTTTTTTCTGTGTGAATACCTTTAAATGTTGCTCAAATATTTTAGATTTTAAATGAGGCACTAATTCCTCATAAATTCTAATTAATGTTGCTTGAGCATATTTGCTATCAGTCCTTGCAATTAACTCTATTGATTTACTTACTAACTCGTGAAGTTCATCAATTTCATTAATTTGTCTTTTTTCGGCAGGTGTATTTGGTTTCGCTTGTGTTAAAGTTTGCGTTGCTCCAATTACTCCTTTTTCACTATCATTTAGAGTTTCAATAGTTTTAGCGAATGGGCTGATTTCAGCATTTTTAACATTTTCGCTTTCAACTTTTTTAGGCATAAAGAAAACTTTTGAAATTTCCAATAACCCTTTATCACCTCTAAATGTGGCGTAAATATTTTTTCCTTGTTCTTTTTCGGAAAAAAGTCTTTTTACCAAATTATGCTTAAATATTTTTTCATCATCTTTTAAATGATTGTATTTAAACATTGCCCAATCAAGCCCAATTTCAACTGGAATTTTTGGGTTTTCGCTTTCAATAAGCATTTTATCTAAATTTAAATGCTCAATGTTAGCAATTCCAAAAAGTATTGTTGGGCTTACTTGCTCTAATGCTTTGTATTCATAGGGAAAATCTTTTTGAAAATTTAAAAGATTTTGCCCTAGACTTGGAATTAAAACTAAATTAACAAATTTTCCAAAATCCTTTGCTATTAAAGTTTTTCTAGTTTTATCAGCATTAAATAATATTTTTTCTACTGATTTGTCATTTTCAGTTTCCTCAAAATATTTATTTATTGGCAATTTATTTTCTTTATACATTTTTAAAAAATTTCTAAATATATAAAGCATTTTGCCATTTGCTTTGATCTCGCTATTTGCGACATCTTGGACTAAACCCCAAGTTGTATTTGCTAATGTTTCACGTGAAACATTTTTTTCAACTTTGGGTTGTGTTTTTTGTACGTTCATTTTTCACTCCTTTGTTAAGTTTATTAAACGTATATAAAAATTAATATAACATTATGGCTAAAGTATGTCAAACACGTGTCAAAAAAAAGTTATGTGTCCATTTTGGGTTTTTAGATCTATAAGAATATTAATAGAACAAAACGTGAACAAATTTACGTGTAAAT